GGAAAAAGCCGTAGGTATCGAGCTCAATCTCGATACCATTTTTATGATGGCAATCATTGCCATTATAGTTGTGGTCTTTTTCTTGTCTCAACATCTCAAAGGCTTGGTCGATTTAACTCAATCCGGACGAATCACTCGTTTCACATATTTGACGACCATAGGGATCATTCTCCTTCTATGCTGTACTCCGGTGTGGGTTCTTTTAGCCAATCCACTTCTATCAATTTTCTTTTCCGAATCTGACCTTAAAAACTTTACTCATCTCGTCATGTTTTTCTTAGGACTTAAGGTTCATTATTACGTTAAAGAATCAACAGTGGAAGTACTAAAAGACCCAGTTGCCAACTATCGAGTTGTAGATTCCGCTTTCAACAAGTGGAAACGAACCGCCAACTTGCACCACATCTCATCTCTGTATGGGAAACGTGCTTTTGAAGACGTCTTAAAACAACGTCAGGCGGACTTTAGGTTCATGAAATACATCGGTAAGACAACCGCTCCTTATAGGACATCCGGTGAACCTTACCCCATAGATCGGTGGATCTTAACGCACGCTGAAAGGAAATTCGACGCTCAAACCATGAATATTATTCGTGACATGCGACGCGTTTCCGCGTATCCGTTAATGAAACTAAACCACCTTCTATTATTTGATGGCCCCTCGATCGACCCTTGGCAGCTTGACAGTGAAGCCGCAACTTATGCTTTTGAGAGACTCGTTAAACAGTATCCAGCTCATGAAGACGCCCAGTTCAAATCTGACATCAACAAAATGCTCACATCACAGACATTTGAAGATGTCATTTACGACCCTGGATCTTCACCTGGCTTACCCTACTCGAACGTCTCAACAAAGAATAAACGGCGTGATGTCTTTAAAGAAGCCTCTATTCAGGCATCACACATTGTCAACTCGGACGGGAAGTTGTTCTTCACAGACAAATGGGAAGCGTTTGGCCGTGCTAAGCTTCGCGAGCGCCATCAAGGCGACTCAGCTCGCATGGTCATTTGTCAACCCTTCCATTCGTTCCTTGTCTGTGCGAAGTTTTTGCAGCCTTTCACACAATACATCGCTCGCAACATCTTCCAACATCCCATCGCAATCGGTTTCTCATGGTTTTATAACGGAGCCACGAAGTTTCTGAACTTTTTCGCCTCTCGTTTTAAACCAAACCTACGCTATGTACGAAATGTCGTTGACATCACCGCATGGGACGCTACCACTTCGGCTCATCTACTCCGAATGGTCTGTCGTTTCCGTCAACAACTTATTCGCAACACTGTTAATGACTCAGCTCTCGCAAATAAATGGTGCACAATCATTGAAAACGCGTACGAATCCATGATTCACGCAAACGTTGTTTTAGACTATGGACATACATTCCAAACTGAACGTGGCATGAAATCCGGTTGGGCTGACACAGCCACCGACAACTCACTCATGCACGTCTTTTGCGTCTACTTTATGCTCTATAGACTCTTCAAAACCAACAACGTCTTCAATCGCATTGATGACATTTTATTTGAAGTTTATGGCGATGACAACTACACCTGCCTCCCTGAAGACCTTTCTGACGTACTTTCTGTCGATAACATCAAAAGATCGTACACTGACTTGGGATTCACCGTGAGGAACAATGCTTTTCATCGATCTATGAACTTTCACGAAGCTGATTTCTTGTCAAAGTTTATTAGACAAACGGACTCCAACGCCTATGTGCCATGGCGTCCAACAGTCGAATCGCTGTCTCGTCTAATCTACCCTGAAACCTCCGATCCTACTTTTTCAGCTCAGCGCACCGCTGAGCGCGTACTAGGTCACTTGATCGACAATTTCTTCAATCTCGAAATACGTGACTTCTGTTACTATCTATTGGGTCAACTACATGATTACCATGGAATCAAATTGTTCACTACTCCAAAGAAGTTCGTTGAGTTAGGTCTCCCTTTCTCAATGATACAATTTGATAAAATTCCTGCTAAAGAATCAATCGCACAACTTTATGGCGTGGACGTATCTTCCGTACCCGTCGCCACATACAAAGTC